GCCCGCCCGTCAAGGCGACGGCGATCAAGGACTCGCTCCCACGGATCCTGCTCGGGATCGGGACTATCCAGACGACAGTCGGCCAAGTCAGTCAGGAGGAGCTGATCCTCGTGGCTGTCAACGGCGATGGCGTGATCGAGCTGATGCTTATCAGCGATGTGACCGTCGACTGGCGCTACGACCCCAAGACCGAGCTGTGGAGCGACGTCACCACGGGGGCCACCGAGGAACCATTCGGAGACAGCGATGCCTGATTCTGCCAGCGCGCCGAAGCGCAGCCACACCAAGAAGGAGTACCCGATGATCGGCGTGCGCGAGTTCCGCGACACATTCCCGACCATCACCGAGACCATCCGGGTCATTCGCAGCCGGAGGCCCTTCATCGAGGTCCTCGGGACGTGGACCCCGAACCCCAACCGGTCGCAACCGACCGACGAGTAGCTACCCACAGGAGGGATCACCAGCGTGGAGAGCTTCATCCTCATCGGCGTGTCACTGCTCTTCTTCATCGGGGCAGTCGCGCTGTTCATCTGGTCGCTGGACCGCCGGGCAGGTCCCGGCGTCCTCGCCGCCACTGGCATTCTGGCCGCCGTGGCGTTTCTGACCCTGCTCGGGTCGTTCTTCGTCCACCCCATCCCGGCAGGCTACGTCGGCGTCGTGACCAGCTTCGGCAAGGTCCAGCCCGAGACCCTGAAGCCGGGCCTCAACTTCGTCGCCCCAATCGTCAACAGCGTCACCGCCGTCGACACTCGCGTCCGTGGCATCCCGTTCGGTGCCGATGACCCCAACACGCAGGTCGTGGAACGCTTCGGCGCGGCCAGCCGCGAGTATCAGGACGTGTGGCTTCAGGGCACGCTCAACGTCCACGTCGACCAGCAGAAGGCCGTCGACTTGTACCAGAACGTCGGGCTCGACTACGACACCAAGCTGGTCATGCCGTTCTTCGCGACGGCGATCAAGGAGGTTGTCCCGCAGTACGCGATCGGCGACGTGCTCGCCAACCGCGAGAAGATCCGCCAGCAGGCGGTCGACAAGCTCCAATCGAAGCTCGCCTCGTACGGCCTGATCGTGGACGACGTGGCGATCGCCAACATCGACTTCAGCGAGCAGTACAAGGCGGCGATCGAGGCCAAGCAGGTCGCCGAGCAGCAGGTTCAGACCGAGACCCAGATCCTCCGCCAGCGCGAGATCCAAGCCGATCAGGCGCGGGCGGTGGCACAGGGCGCGGCTGACGCCGCTGTCATCAACGCGACCGGCCAGTCAGAGGCGAACCGGCTGCTCCAGCAGAGCCTCTCGGACGAGCTGATCCGGTACACCCTGATCCAGAAGCTCGGCCCGTCGATCAACACCATCATCCTGCCCGACGGCCAGAGCTTCATCCTCGATCCGAAGGCACTCACGCCGCCCAGCAATCCGTAGGAGGGATCAGGCCCATGGCAGCTCAGCGCATCCGTCACGCGAGGTCCGTTCGCGAGGTTCTCATCAAGGTCGACACGGAGGATGAGAGCGCAGGAGCATGAAAGCGAGCGTCTTCCTCGTCGTCTGCCCGGAGCACAACTACCGGGGCGAGGTCATCCAGATCAACGTCGACCGGCTGACCAAGACCAACCCGAAGCTCCGCCCGAACGAGATCGCCATCCGCCTCACGCTCGACATCGAGAAGAACGTGTTCGAGCAGTTCCTTCCCGACGTCACGATCAGGCTGGACGATCCACGCCAGTTCGCGACACCGACGGTCGACGTGGTGCCCCCACCAGAACCGGATGAGGACACAGAAGACCCTAGCGAGTAGCACAGCCGTGCTGTTAGACTCGCACGGAACCGAACAGCAGAAGATCGCTCGGGCGTAAGCACACCGCCGGGAACCCGAGCAGCCTCGAACGGACGGGGTGGCCCTTTGCGGGGTCACCCCGTCCCCTGTTATCGGGCAAAGGAAGACGCCGCCCAAGGTCGGGTGGCGTCCACAGCACCTGTAACGCCCTCCGCTGTTCCACGAGACGGTCAGCGTCCTCGGGTCCGGCTTCAGCCGCCCGGTGGAACCCCGAAGCGGCGCGATCAACATCCTACACGGGAGGGATCACCGTGGAGCAGTTCATCCGTGCGATCGCTGAGTTCGACGCATCGCACACGGACGGCACGCGAGTCCGTTGCCAGCGCAACCACGGCCACCACTGGACCATCACCGCCGAGAAGCGGGTGGCGGGTGAGGCGGATCTCGAAGTCGACCTGCACGCCATCATCGCCGAGTGGCAGGACCGTGACCTGAACGAGATGCTTCACGCCAAGGATGTCGACGTGGTGCAGGTCGCGGCGTGGACGGCCGAGCGCCTGCTGCTGGCCCACCCAACGCTCGTGCGCGTCACGGCGGGTGATGGGCGGCTGCTGGGGATCACGACACGGGAGCTGCGGCGATGATCCTCGGAGTTCAGCAGATCTCGACGGACCGGCTCGTTGCCAACGGCTGGAACCCGAACGAGATGGACGACGACCAGTACCGCAAGGCCCGCGAGTCCATCCGGAAGTTCGGGTTCATCGACCCGATCACGGTCCGGGCCGACCGCGACGGGCTCTACCAGATCATCGATGGCGAGCACCGCTGGAAGGCCGCCAAGGACGAGGGGCTCGAAGAGGTCTGGATCGTCATCATCGATGCTGACGATGCCGACGCCGAGCAGCTCACGTTCATCCTCAACGAGCTGCGCGGACGTCCCAACCCACAGAAGCTCGCGGCGCTGGTCAGGGACCTCGCCTCGAAGCGCTCGATGAGCGAGCTGGAGGCCGTCCTCCCGCTTCGGCGGCAGCAGCTGGCGGCGATGGTCTCGGGCCGCCGCGACCAGATCGATTGGGACGCGCTCCAGCAGAAGCCGGAGTCGACCGAGAAGAAGGAACGCTGGGTCGAGCGTGTCTTCCGCCTGCCGCAGAGCGCGGCTGATGTGGTGGACGAGGCGCTTCAGAAGGTTCGCGAAGACGGCGTCGCTGACGACTGGAAGGCTCTGGAGCTGATCTGCGCCGACTACGTAGCGGGAGTCTGACCATAAACCTGTTCTCCGGTTGGCCTTGGTGGGCCACTCTCATCGGGATCATCATCGTGTGCCTGTTGGCCGTGTTCATCTTCCAGAACATCGTCTTGCCTCTGGTGAAGACCATCACGTAAAGGACCCGGATGGGTACCAAGTACGACTACATCAGCCTGAAGAACCAGTACGTTCAGGGGACGATGTCGATCCGGGAGCTGTGCCGGATCAACGACATCCCGACGTGGTCCACCGTCTCGGCTCGCGCCAACCGCGAGGGCTGGGACGGTCTTCGCGCTGAGTTCCAGCGGCAAGTCGAGAGCCGGTCCTTGGAGACGCTCGCCCAGAAGCGGGCGAACAAGGTCGTGGAGATCGAGAACGACCTGCTCGAAGTCGTCCATGCCGGGATCCTGAAGATGGCCGAGGATATGGACGCCCGCGAGCCCGTCATGGACGGGACAAGCGTCCTGCGCGATGACGAGGGGAACATCGTGTGGCGGCCGCTCCAGCGCTTCGGGCCGAACCAGCTCCAGACCCTCGTGCAGCAGTACCTCGCGATCACGGGCAAGCCGTCCACGGTCACCGAGAACCGGAACCTGAACGCGAACCTGCACGCCGACATGGACCCCACCGATCTGAGGACACTCCTTGCAGCCATTCGACCCCGAGCAGCTCTCGCCGGAGCAGGCGGAACAGATCAAGCAGGCGATCCTCCGGGAACTCGCACCAACTGACGTCTACGCCTACGGCGAGTACGTCTTCGGCTATGAGCCCGAGCCCCACCACCGGCTCATGGTCGACGCGATCGATGAAGCGATCGCGAAGCGCGAGAACATCGTCATCCTCATGCCCCGGGGATCGGCCAAGACGACGTGGGGCGACACGATCAAGGTCGCGCACCACATCTCCCGGAACAAGGACATCCGGATCGGTCTGGTCAGCAACACAGCGAAGCAGGCCAACGACTTCAGCCGCGCCATCCGCTACACCTTCGAGTCGAACGACAAGCAGCACGAGGTCTTCGGGAACCTGAAGTCGTCCTCGAAGTGGACCGACGTCGAATGGCTGCGGGCGGGCAGTCGCTGGCACGGCAGCAAGGACGTCACGCTGTACTCGGCTGGAGCTGGCGGCGCGATCATCTCCAAGCGCTTCGACATCATCATCTGCGACGACATCTTGGATGAGGAGAACACCCTCACCCCGGAGGCCCGCGAGAAGGTCGAGACGTGGTTCTGGAAGACGCTGAAGCCCTGCCTCGTGCCCGGTGGCATCTTCATCATCTTCGGCACCCGATGGGCCGAGGGCGACCTGTACCAGAAGCTCATCGATCCGCCCGAGAAGGGCGGCCGAGGCTGGAAGCACATCATCGTCAAGGCGGTCCAGCAGGACGCCAAGGGCAACGATGTCAGCTACTGGCCGGGCTACTGGCCGCTGGACAAGCTCTATCAGGAGCGGATCGACATGGGCACGGCCCTGTTCAGCTGCTCCTATCAGAACGACATCAGCGGGCTGACCGCCGGGAACATCTTCCTGAAGCGGAACTTCCAGCACTTCACGACGCTGCCCGAGGGCCACACGTTCACCGTCAGGATGGGGGTGGACCTCGCGTCGTCGGAGAAGGAGACCGCTGACTTCACCGCCCGGGCGATCACCGCCGAGGACAACGACACGGGCGACCTGTACGTGCTCTCCGTCTACCGCGACCGACGCGAAACAGGGCACGCCGAGTTCATCAACGATGGCTGGTTGGCGTATCCCGCGATCGCCCTCGTGATCGTGGAGAACCAGATGTTCCAGTCGACGCTCATCCACACGGTGATGGAGGAGTACCCGCGCATCCCGATCGAGGGACGGAAGTCGGACGCTGACAAGGTCACGCGAGCCCGCGCCGTCGCCGCGAAGTACGAGGCGCACAAGGTCTTCCACCATGCCTCACTCGAAGACTCTGACTTCGAGCGAGAGCTGCTCAGCTTCCCGAAGGGTCACGACGACATGGTCGACGCGCTCGGCTTCTCGATGGACCTCGTGGGCGGCGGCTTCTTCTTCGGGTCGGTACGGAGGTAACCCATGCCGCTCGCCTTCCCGTCGGGCAAGCTTCCCGAGGCTCGCGAGATCCAGTTCTGTGACGGCCCCCGGGTCGTGCCGGAGTATCTCGCCGACCTCTTGGTCGGGCTCGACACCATCCGATACACGTACGACGAGGCGGTCGGCCGGGTGAACAACCGCCTGTCCGCCGACCACGCCAACCGTGCCGTGGACTCGATCGTTCAGAACCACTTCAAGGGAGGGCTGGGCTGATGGGCGCAGTCACCGAGTGGTTCGACAAGACGTTCCGAACGTCACCGAAGAACGTCCCCAGCTCGTCGGCCATGTCCGGCAACGACGGCGGGATCGGTGGCATCAACAGCGTCGATCGGGAGCGTGTCGGCAAGCCCCGGGCGAACATGTACCGGGCGTGGTCCGAGCACAGCGAGTGGATCCGGGCCGCTGTCAACATCCGGAAGACACAGGTCAGCCAGTCCGAATGGGAGATCGTCAAGTTCGATCCGACCGGACCCGACCCCAGCCCCGCTCTCCAGAAGCAGGTGAAGTCGCTCTTCACCCAGCCCAACCCGCGCTCAGACTCGTGGAGGACGTTCATCGAGCCGATCATCGAGGACCTGCTGGTGCTCGATGCCGGTGTGATCGAGAAGGAGCGCACACTTCGGGGCGACCTCGTTGGCCTGTGGCCGGTGGACGGCGCGAAGATCAAGGTCAGCGCCATCTGGGACGGCACCGATCCCGAGGAGCCGCGCTACTTCTGGTACCCCGACAACTACGAGCGGGACAAGTTCGCCGACGCCGACATGCTCTACATGATGGAGAGCCCGGCCACGTACCGGGTTGTCGGCCTGTCCAAGCTCGAAAGCCTGAAGCAGACCATCGACGCCGAGCTGCACGGGCACCAGTACAACCACCGGCAGGTCATCAACGCGGCCCCCGACGGGATGCTCGATCTCGGCGAGGGGGCGCGGCCCGAGCAGGTCGATGCGTTCAGGTCGTACTGGCAGGCCGAGGTCGCGGGCCGGGGCGCGATGGCCTTCATTGGTGGATCGAAGAACGCCAAGTTCATCCCGTTCCGGGGCACCAACCGGGACATGCAGTTCCTCGAATGGCAGCTGTACCTCGTGCGGAAGATCTGCGCGGTGTTCGGGCTGTCTCCGCAGGACCTCGGCGTCACGGCCGACATCAACCGAGCGACCGCAGACGTTCAGGCTGAGCAGTCGGAGGATCGCGGCCTCCGGCCTCTGCTCGGACTTCTCGCCGAGTACCTGACTCGCGAGATCGTCTGGGACCCGACCTTCGGCGGCCCGGACAACAACCTCGCCTTCAAGTTCACCCGGCTGAACCTGAAGGAGTCGATGAGCCGCGCGTCGGTGAATGCCAAGGCCCTCGCGGGGATCCCTTGGAAGTCCATCAACCAAGCTCGTCGCGAGGACGGTCTGGAGCCAATGGAGGGGGACGTCTACGACAAGATCCTCGTCGTCACACCGACGGGGGCCGTGTCGCTCGATAAAGTGCCTTCGGCCTCCGAGTCGATGGCTGCGCGCAAGCCGGAGCCTCCAACGCCCGGCAATGGCAGTGGAAAGAAGCCCACGGGTGGATCCAACCAGCCATCGGGCGGGAAGTAACAGAGAGGAGCACTGATGGCTGCATCGCTCAGCCTTCGGGTCTACACGGGAGCGGGTCCGACCGAGTCGGCGGCCAAGACGGGGATCGACCTCATCAGCGCCGACAACGACGAGAACTCGCTCGCCAACCGTCAGGCCAATCCGATCACGGTCGCCACCCGGAGCTACGAGAAGTGGACCCGGTTGAAGATCGACACTGCGCCTGCAAACGGCGTCACGAACTTCAAGATCTGGCTCGGCGGTGACGGCACCATCTCGGTGTCCACCACGCTGTTCTTCACGGCGAACTACGCCACGTACCAGCAGGGCACGACCGCCGCCTCCACGATCGCGAACACGGCGATGACCAACTTCACGGCGGGCAACAAGGCGACGTGGGACACGGCGTCCTACTCGGCTACCGGCTCGATCACGCGGGCGGCCATCTTCCAGCTCGCGGTCGCGGCGGACGCCCAGCCGGGCAACTGGTCGCAGGAAACGGTCAGCTACTCGTATGACGAGACCTAGCTTCGGGAGCTGAAGCTCCGAACCTACGACGAGACCTGATCGGCCAAGGAGGGATCGTGGACATCGCCGTGCTCTGCCCCTCACGGGGCAATCCGGAGGCGCTGTTCGAGGCGGCGTTCTCGTTCACTGACACCCGGATGGGTGACTCGTCGTTCATCCCCGTCGTGGACGAGAACGACCCCGACATCGAGCGCTACTTCGCGTTCAACGAGGACGTGCGACTGCCGATCGAAGTTGTCCCCCGGGACAAGACCGGCAGCATGAACGCCGCCCTCAACTACGCCGCCGTCAAGTACGCCGACCACGCCGACATCATCGGCTTCATCGGTGACGACCACCGGTTCCGGACCAAGGGCTGGGACCGTGTGGTCGCAAAGGTGCTCGGGGACGAGGGCGGCGGCCTGCTCTACGGAGACGATCTCGCGCAGCGCGAGCAGCTCCCGACAGCGGTCTTCATCTCGTCCCCGATCGTCAAGGCGCTCGGGTGGTTCGGCCTCCCGGGTGCGAAGCACCTGTACCTCGACAACACGTGGAAGCAGCTCGGCGAGCAGGCTGACTGCCTCTTCTACCTTCCGGACATCGTGATCGAGCACATGCACCCTGCCTACGGCAAGGGGAAGTGGGACGCGAACCACGTCCGGGTGAACTCCGACGAGATGTACTCGCATGATCGAGCGATCTACGAGGAGTGGCAGCGGGGTCAGGCCGAACAGGATGTGGAACGTGTCCGATCAGCCATCGCTCGCCCCTAAGATCCGGGAGGTCGCGAAAGCGTCGGGGATCAAGTACCCCAACGCCCTCCCGTACACGCACATCACCTTCTGCACGGTCGTGTGGAACGAGGAAGAGCGTCTCCGCCCCCTGCTCGAACTGCTGCGGCCGTACTTCGCGACCATCATCGTCGGCGTTCAGGCTTCGACTGACGGCGCACTCGCGATCGCTCGCGAGCTGGCCGACCACGTCGTTGAGGACGAGCACCGAGGGTATGGCGACGCGACCTTCGGGCCGCGTCTCCTCCCGCTCGTCCGATCGAAGTGGACGTTCAAGCTCGACGGCGACGAGTGGCCCGATAAGCGTCTCCTCGACTCGATGTCAAACGCCACGTGGTATGCCGAACAGCATGGCTACGAGGGTGTCTGGGTCCCGTTCCACTCGGCGGTCGAGGGGATCGAGTACAAGGAGCAGCACAGCCACTTACGCTTGTTCGAGACGAGGCTTGGCTGGCCCAACACCCTGCACTCCCGCCCTCCCGCCCGCCAGTCGGTCCTGTGGCAGAACGGCCACGTCCGGCATGACCGGTCGCTGGACGAGATGATGCAAGACTACTTGCGGTACTGGCACGTGGGCCGGGGGAACGCGGGCTGGGAAGCACACAATCGGCTGATGATGTACTCCGCCTGCACCGGCACTGCCGCCGTCAAGGGCTGGGACTTCGTCCAGTCGCATCCTTGGTGGCCCGAGATCGAGGCCATCGCGTTCAGTGAGGAGAAACCATGGCTACTGTCACGGTGAGCCCGGCCTCCCCCCGCGCGACGATCGACGTCTGCACGGTGACGGTGGCCGACGCACCCCAGAACACGACCGGCGTCGCCGAGACGGCCCCGGCCTACCCGCCCGTTCCGTTCACGGCACAGGCAGAGGCCGAGATCCGGTACTACCTGACCTTCGAGGAGGACTCGGTGGAGAAGGCCCGGAGCTACGTCTTCGGCGTGGACGAGGGCGGCGATCACGTCTTCCCCAGCTTCATCTTCCCGGATGCGGGCACGTATGTGGTCCATCTGCGCCTCGAAGCGGACAACTCTTCGGTCGCCAACAGCGGGAACGTGACCGTCCAGTAGGCGTACACTTCCTGCGATCGGCCGGTACCACCCCCCACCGGCCGATCGCACCCCCAGCGGGGGCAGGAGGGATCATTGGGGTGAGGCTTCGCCTGCCCGACCGGAAGCCGGTCAACTACCAAGTCGCCCGGGACAACACCACGTGGCGCGACCACGTGCTCAGGGTCCACGTCACCGCGAGCCTGCTCAGCTGGATGAACCCGACGACGGTCATCGATCCGGCCTGTGGCGATGGCTCCATCGTGGCTGCCGCCCACGCGATCAAGCCCATCGACGGCGCGTACCTCGCAGACATCTCGCGCCCGAACTTCTACAAGGTCGGATCGGAGATGCGCTCCCTTCTCCCGCCCAACCTGCGGGTCGCCTGCCAGACGCTCGAAGAGACACTGGCCGATCCCTTCACCTTCGACGTCGTCGTCCTGACCGAGATCCTCGAACACGTCGAGGACCCGGTCGCCGTTCTCCGTCAGGCGCGCGAGCGGGCGAGCTTCCTCGTCGCCTCGTCGCCGATGTTCATGGACCCGAACGATCGGGACCCGAACCCGGAGCACCTGTGGCAGTTCGACGTCGCGGGGTATGACGAGATGCTCGCGGAGGCTGGCTGGAACTCGACGGTCATCATGCCGATCCGCCTCGTCGAGCACATGTACGACTTCCAAGTGTGGGCGGCAAAGTGAACATCCTTATCACGGGGGCCGCAGGGTTCCTCGGCAGCTGGTTCTCCAGCTACGTCATCAACCAGAACGCAGGGCACGACCTCTGGATGGTCGACATCGCCCCCAAGCCTGACTCGCTCCCGATGGATGCGCAGGACCTCGGCCTCTGGCTGGAGGACTTCGACATCGACTGCGACCTCGTCTTCCACTTCGCCGCCCCCGTCGGCGGCCGGGAGAAGATCGAGGGTGACCCGCTCTACAACGCCGACAGCCTCCGGCTCGACAGCCTGCTCTTCCGCTGGGCGATCAAGCACGCGAAGACGGTTGTCTTCCCGTCGTCGTCGGCGGTCTACGGGCGGCAGCTCCAGAACCCGGACGCGCACTCGCTCCACGAGGGGTTCTTCAACGCGCAGGACCCGACATGGCTCGCGCCGGACGAGATGTACGGCTTCACCAAGCTGGCAGGGGAGATGCTCGCATGGAAGTCCGCCGCATACGGGCTCAACACGCTCTGCATCCGGCCATTCTCGGGATACGGCGAAGGCCAGAGCTTCGAGTACCCGGTGCCTTCTATCGCACGGCGAGCCCTCCATCGAGAGGATCCGCTGGTGGTCTGGGGTCCGGGGACGCAGAAGCGGGACTTCATCCACGTGTTGGATCTCGTGGACCTGACGATGGCGAGGTTGGAGCATCCCGTTGAGGGGTATGAGACCCTGAACCTCGGATCGGGCCACGCCACGAGCTTCAACGAGATCGCCAAGATCTGCGCCGAGATCGTCGGCTACGAGCCCACCATCGAGAACCTCGTGGATAAGCCCATGGGCGTCCACACGCGCTTCTCGGACATTGGGCGGCAGCACCGCTTCGGACAGCCGAAGGTCGGCCTCCGGGAAGGACTGTCGCGAGTCATCGACTTCATCCGCGCGCAGGAGGCGGAGAGTGCCGAAGCAGATCAGGGTCGCTGACCCGACGTCCCCGATCCTCGACGTCTACCGGACAGAGCAGCCGGGCAAGACAGTCGGGACAATCGCCATGTGTACCCGGGACAAGATCCATGCCGCCACGGCCATCAGCTGGCTGATGACCGACAACGGGTTCCTTGGACCGGGGGAGAACGTCGCCCGGTTCATCGTGCAGGGCCACGTGCTGACCCTCCAACGGAACCAGTGCATCCAGATGATGCAGGGCGACTGGATCCTGTTCATCGATGACGACATGACGTGGCAGCCGGACGCGATCCGGAAGCTCATCGAGTCGCAGAAGAAGTGGGACGTCGACATGGTCGGCGGCCTGTGTTTCCAGCGTGGTGACCCGTACCAGCCGACGCTCTACATGCGCGAGAGCCCGGACTCGGGTGGCTACATGTTCATGGAGGACATCCCGCCCGACACGATGGTCGAGGTCGACGCGACCGGCATGGCCTTTGTCCTCATCACCAAGCGGCTGCTCACGGCGATCGCCGGGGAGTTCCCGCCCTACGAGGAACGGGTCCATGCCAAGCCGCCGCCCTACTTCCGGTGGGACGAGCGCGGGTTCGGTGAGGACCTGACGTTCTGTCAGGACGCGAAGAAGGCCGGAGCCCGGATCTTCGTGGACACATCGGTCAAGGTGGGCCACATCGGCGAACTGCACATCACCGAGGAGACCTTCCTCCACTCGCTCATCAACCGTCCCGACGAGGCGACGGCGGTGCGCAAGGAGAAGCTCGACGCGATGGGCATGAGCACCGTGACCCGGGAGATGGCACGCGAGCGGCTGGAGGCGCTCCATGGCCCGGCGGTGGAGTGACGACAACCCGTTCTTCCTGCTCGTCGTGGCGGAGGACCGGAAGCACGTCATCATCGATCTCGGGAAGCCCGGCTGGTCAAAGACCCATGCTCGGTGGATGCGGCGCAAGGGCTGGTGGTACCTGTGCCGCAAGGAGACCCAGCAGGTCGCGCTCGCGATGCGGGTGCTCGACGGCGAGCAGCCCTACTACACCAAGCGCCACGTCGGCCAGATCAAGACCAACAGCGACGGCGGGCAGCTGAAACGAGAGACAGCCTGCCACGGGATCGGGAAGAAGCGGCTCGACGGACACGTCGACCGGCTCTGGGTCCTGCCCGATAACATCTCGGTGTGCGGTGGCGACGACGTCGAGCCGCTCGCCATGGAAGTCGTCCAGACGCTGGAGTGGCAACAGCAGCAGACGACCTGACCTGACGGTCCGCAATCCAATGCGGACGGTCCCGGAGGCAATCCGATGCCGAACATCTGGGACATCGCGAAGAACACCGAGCCCCGGCCTGACGGTCGGGGCTCTTTCGTGCGCCCGGTGACCTGAGATGGCAATCAGCGACGGCACCGCAGGAGCGTGGGCGGCAGTAAACACCGCCACGCAGTCGGTCACGCTCCCGACTCACGCGGCTGGCGATATGCTCATCGTCCGGGCGGCGATGAAACACGCCACAGTGCCGGGTGATATCACCTGTGGAACGTCGGGCTGGGCGAAGATCGGCCAGTATTACAACGGCGGTGGCGTCTCCTCCAACGGCGGTGGTGGCGTCGTTGTCGCCGCGTTCTGGAAAGTAGCCGCGTCGGCCTCTGAAACGACTCCCGTTATCACGTTTCACGCCAGCACGGCGGCCACGCCGGGTTGCGCGGTTGCGGTTTCCTACACCAAGGGTGCCTCCGAGACGTGGGAAACGCCTGTAGGTGACGGCGGCTCTATCGCGGCGGCCACGTCCTACTCGGGCACGATCCAGAGCCACGTCAGCGCGACCTCGGGTGACATGCTCGATGCGTTCGCGGTCACGAACGACAACACGACGCTTACCGTCCCGACCGTCAGTCAGGCAGGGCTCACGCTCGACACAGTGACGGAGTACCCGGCGACCGCGCTTTCGGTCACTACATCCAACGATATTAGCGCCGACGGCTGCAATCGGCTGGCGACGGCGGGCACGTCGAGCGCGGCGGCGGTTGTCTCGGGCACGAACAGCGTAGCGGACCCCGGCGCGGCATGGGTCACCCGGCTGCGCGTTCAGTCCGTGACGACAGTCGAGGACTCGTTCACAGCGAACGCGGTTATCAAGAGGGAGTGGTCTGGCTCCGCGACCGTCAACGCGATCGTCAGGCGACTCGATCAGACGGGATCATTCACGGCGGACGCGATCCTGAAGCGAGCCGATCAGTCCGGATCGTTCTCGGCCAGCTCCATCGTGCGACGCGGGCAGTCTGCGTCGGCCACGACTGACGCGATTGTCAAGCGCACAGACCAGCCGGGATCGTGGACTGCCAGCGCCATCATCAAGCGCACAGACCAGCTGGGGTCGTTCGCAGTCGAGGCATGGATCGTACGACTCGTGGCTGGGTCGTTCGCGGTCGACGCGGTCGTGCGCCGGGAGCAGATCGAGTCCGCGACGGTCGACGCAATCATCCGGAGGGCGGTGTCGTCGGCCTTCACGGCAGACGCCGTCATCAAGGCCACGATCGCCGGGAGCTTCACCGCCTCTGCTATCGTCATGCGGACCGCGTCGGCCTCGTTCGTGACCGATGCTGTCCTCCGGGCCATCCAGACCGCTACGATGTTGGCGGACGCGGTGGTTCAGAGGACAGCCACCGCGTCCTTCTCGGCCGAGGCATGGATCAACTCGGCCGTCTTCGGGTCGCTCACAGCCGATGCGATTGTGCGGCGCGAGCAGGCTGGATCGTTCACAGCCGACTCGATCATCTTGCGCGAACAGGTCGGTTCGTTCGCGATCGATGCCGCCATTGCGGGCGGTGTGCAGGCAAGTGTGACCGCGGATGCGGTCATCAAGCGCACGCAGTCGAACACCTTCAGCACGGATGCTGTACTGAAGGCCGAGTGGTCTGTTACATTCACAGCGGACGCGGTCCTCCGCGCCACTGCGTCGAGGTCACTGACTTCGGACGCGGTCATCCTGAAGACGCTCTTGGCTCAGATCACCGCCGACGCGATGATCCGAGCGCCTCGAACGGACGGGGTCGCCGCAGATGCGGTGATCCTGTCCCCTCGGGCTGGCGGCTTCAGCGCCGACGCCGTCCTTCGGACCTCCATCTCGGCCGCCATGACGGCGGACGCGGTGGTTCGTGTGGCCCAGCAGTCGAGCTTCAGTGCTGACGCTGTGGTCCGGCTCTCTGTCGAGAATGCCCTCACCGCCAACGCCATCGTGCTCCGGACCTCGGAGGCCGGGTTCGGTGTCGATGCGTGGATCAGCGAGGGCGGCGGCGAGCGGTTCGGATCGCTCACCGCGAGCGCCATCATCCTGTCTCCCCAGACGGCGTCGTTCGCCGCCGACGCTGTTCTCCGGCGGGAGGGGGCCGCCAGCGTCACCGTCGATGCGGTCCTCCGCGCACCGATCGGGGCGGCCCTCACCGCCAGCGCCGTCATCTTCCGGGCACAGGCCGGGTCGTTCCCGGTCGATGCCATCATCCGTCGTTCCGAACAGGCGAGCTTCACGGTCGGTGCATTCATCACCGCCGCGCAGGTTGCCAGCTTCGGTGCCGATGCCGTCATCCGGGCAGAGCGCACAGAGTCGTTCACTGCGGCCGCCATCCTTCTCAGGACCAGCGGCGTCACCTTCGATGCGAGTGCGGTCGTCCAGAAGACGGCATCGGCGACCTTCACGGTCGACGCCGAGATCCGTGGTCGTACGCAGTTCTCGGTCGACGCCGTCATCCGTGGGCTGAACGAGTTCGGCTTCGGCATCTCGGCCGTCATCACGAAGATCCGGCCCGACCACATCTACGCCACCCTCACTTCCCGGGGCATGGAGTCGACCCTCACCGCGCAGGCGATCGCATCCTCGATCACCGCCCGTGGGATCGCCGCTTCGCTCGGGGCAGGGAGCAGCAGCTTCACGATCGATGCCGTGATCGTGCCGTAGGGAGGAGCCATGGCACAGATCGAGGCGACCTTCGTACAGGGCGATACCGGACCGGACGTCGAGGCGACACTCCACGAAGAGGGCAATGTCGACGCGCCGATCGACCTGACGAACGCCACCGTCAAGTTCCAGATGCGACGGCCGGACGATGAGCTGTTCACCGTCAACGCCGCCGCCGACATCATCAGTGCCCTTCAGGGGCAGGTCGCCTATTCGTGGGGGGCGACCGATCTCGGCATCTCCGGCGACTACGACGCGCAGTGGGAAGTCACCTTCCCCGACGGGAAGAAGCAGACCACGGCGATCGCCAACAGGATCCTCGTCCGTCGGAAGTGATGGGCGTCAACAACTGGACGCCCGACCAGTGGCGTGCCTACAACCGGATGACCGGTGACCGGCATGTCAACCGACGCCAGACGATCGCGCAGTGGCGGATCCTGAAGGAAGACCTCGATCAAGAGCGGGCTCTGGTGAAGCTGGAGCGTAGGCGGAACGTCGAGGAGCGGGTCGAAGCCTACAAGCGCCGCGAGATGACGCACATCCGGATCTGCCGCCCGCTGACGTTCATCCAGACAGGAGAGAACGCCGATGGAGACTGACCTCTCGGCGTTCACCCGCCGTCAACTCGAAGAACTGCGCGAACGGATCGACAGGGAGCTGCTCTCCTGCGCCATCGACGGCCGTGAGGGAGCGGAGGCATACCTCATCTCGAAGAAGGGCACGCGCGCCAGCATCCTGCTGTGCAAGCCCTGTTTCGAGCGACTCCGGCTCCCCGAGATGCGAGCCAAGGAACCATCAGCCTCGTAGGAGGCGTGGAGGGATCAATGTCACGGGTTCTCTGGATGGGTGACGCCGGGTGCCACACGGGCTTCGGCAGGGTCACCCACTCGATCGGCGAGCGGCTGGTCCGCGACTACGGGCACGACATCCACGTGCTCGCGGTGAACCATCTCGGGGACTCGTTCCCGTCCATCCTCGATCCAACGCAGCAGACGCTCCTGAAGCTCTACATGGCGAGCAAGAACGGGAAGATCGACATCTACGGGGCCACCCGGGTCTTGGAGATGCTCCGGATGCTGGGCCAGACGGAGCCGGGTCTCGACGTCGTCGTGATCCTTCAGGACCCGCAGGTCATCCTCCAGCTGCTGTTCGAGAACACCTACGACCCGGAGCACTATCTGCTCCAGTACCGACCGATCCTGACGTACGTCCCGTGTGATGGCACCAACCTGCCTCCAGTGTGGACCGAAGTGCTCCCCAAGGTAACCAACGTGGTTGCCATGAGCCAGTGGGGCCAGTCGCAATACAGCCCCTCGCAGCTCGTCTACCACGGGGTCGACACCGACAAGATCTGGCCGGTCCGCGAGAAGCCGATTAGGACCTCGACGGGCGAGGTCCTGCGGACGAAGAAGGACTGCAAGCGGGCCTTCGGGATGGACCCCGATGCCTTCATCATCGGACGGGTCGACAAGAACTCCGGCCGCAAGGACTACGGGTCGATGCTCAGGGCCATCGGTCCGCTGATGCAGCGCCACAAGGACATCCAGCTCTACCTGCACTGCGCCCAGAACGAGCTGGGGACCGGCATCAACATCCCGCTCACGATGAGCCGCTGGCTGCCTGATGAGGAGGTCGGCACTCGCGTCCATCAGCCCGCCTTCCACGACACCTTCATCGGGTGGCCGGAAGAGGACATGAACGCGCTCTACAACGCCTTCGACGTGTTCGTGAGCACGTCGCGTGGCGAAGGGTTCGGCCTGACCTTGGCCGAGGCTGCTGCGGCGGCGGTCCCTGTGATCGCTCAGAACGTCTCAGCCATCCCCGAGGTCGTCGGACCCGGCGGCATCCTGATCGAGCCCTCGGGCGTGTTTGTCACGGTCCCCTCGGGCGAGGACATGTGGATGTCAGACGTAACTGCCTTCAGCGAGGCAATCGAGCACCTGCACGAAGCGGGCGGGACGCGACGAAAGCTGGGCGAGGCTGGTCTGGAACACGTGCGGAAGTCCTTCAGCTGGGACGTCGCCGCAGCCAAGTTCCATGAGTACATCTCCGGGCTCGCATTGGGCTCGGCGAAGGAGGTACTGACACATGGGTGACGAGCTGGAAGGCGAGGTCAACCAGTCCCCGATCCGGTTCTCCATCTTCACCCGTTCGTGGGACCCCGTGAAGGGGAACTTCGTCCCGGCGGCGCTGAAGGCGTCCAAGGGGCCGGACGGCAAGATGCGACTCCACGGCATCGCGTCGAGCACGATCAAGGACCTGCACGGCGACACGATGCTCGCGTCCGCGCTCGAAGACATGGAGCGCGCCGCGAACCAGAACCTGACGATCTTCGGGAACCACAGCTACGACGTTCCCGAGGACGTCTACGGCTCTGTCGAGCGCGCCTCGATGCGCCCCGCCGGGGCGGTCGACGGCAACGGCGACCCGATCCACGATCTCGACTTCGACATCGTGGTCAACGACAAGAACGACCGGGCGGTCAAGACATGGGAGGCGATCGACAGCGGCACGAAGCTCGGCCTGTCGATCGGAGCCATGATCCCCGAGGGCGGGGCGGTCCGGAACAAGAAGTCCGGGGCCTACACGATCGCCCACGTGGAGCTGCTGGAGACGAGCGTCGTCGGCATTCCCGCCAACCCTCGCAGCTGGGTCCAGAACGCGGTCAAGAGCCTGCTCGACACGAGGACCAAGGCCGCCCACACGACAACCCTCGGCTCCCCGGAGCTGACGCTCGACACCGAGTCGGGCACCTACCGGATCACGGGCAGCCTCGCGGACGTCAGCATGATCTCCGTGAAGGCTGCTGACGGCACCGAGATGGGCGTCGGTGAAGCCGACATCCCCGAGAACGCCGTCATGGTCACCCGCCACGCCAAGTGCGGAGCCGAGATCGAGGGAGCCTTCCCTGATGGCATCTGCTCGAAGTGCGGCGAGACCGACCTCTTCGAGTCGGAGTGGGTTGTTCGCGACGCCACCCCGGCCGCCACCACCGAGACCAGTGCAGAGCCGGAGGTCGTGGAAGCCGCGACCTGCCCGACCTGCGGTCAGAGCGGTCCGAATACCTCGTGCCGGGACAACTGGCACGAGCGGGCCGAGACCAGCGTCGAGCCGGAGGTCACCGACGCGAAGGTGACCCTCATCCAGATCGACACTGGCGATGACTCCTCGGGCAGCTCTTCGA